CTAGGATTAAAACTTCCCCATCTTCAAATTCAATAGATTCACCATCGGAAGCACCATCACGATACTTAACAAACAATGTAATCTCTTCAACTCCCTCTTCTGGTGGGAGCAAATATCCTTTTAATGCGCCGACAATACCCGAATTTTGTCCCTTTACCTTGACACCTTTTCCGTTATTTCCACCAACGATTGCATCGAGGTATACTGTAATGTCAATACCTAAGTGATCTGGATTTACTTTTACAGTCGTAAAAGCATTGTCGCAAGTAACCCCACCAGGGATTACCATAGATCCCTCCTTGAAGATATGACTTCCGAAGGATTCTATCTGATTTTGTAAAACAGATTGAAGACCAGTTAGTTCTCTTGCCTGAACTGGGTGACCAGGCTTGAAGAGAACTCTGTAAAAGTTATCTCCTTTATCAAAGTCATCATAGTAAGGACTTACATTTAGATTAGTCTTTTGTGGCATTGTTTAAAATTCCAGTATAACTTTAATGTCTTCTTTTTGGCGCAGGTTTCTAGCAATGCTAGGTCTATTGTCAAGATAAATTAAATCACCTGATCCTTTATTTATTTCAGGACTTGCCAATCCACTTGTAAAGTTAACACCAAGGTTAATCAACTTGGTGCCAGTTGGATTTGTTGTGATTCCAGCAAATCCAGTATCGATTGAAGCAGTAAATCCAGATGATTGACCGCTAATCAGATTTGAAGATGATTCGAAATCATATACTTTACCGTTGGTAGATATGCCAACATAATCTTGCTGGTCAAATGTTGTTTGGTTGTAGTAGAGGGATCTGTCTCTGAAATATTTCAGGACTTTCGTCTCACTATCCCATGAAGCAACGTATCCATATGCCTTTCCAGTTCCCCCAACAACCGATTGCTCAACTTTTTCACCAACCGAAGGAGTTCCTGTAATAGTTGAGAACTTTAAGGAATACAATCCAGTAAATGTATTGTCTCCGTAAACTTGATCAGATCCAATGGAGGTTGGGTTCTTTACGATTCCTACCTGAGCAAAACTTGTATCTACTGGGAAATCTTTTGTAGAATCATCAAATCTAGCATATACCAGAACTTTATCAGTACCAAGTTCTGTATAAACATCATAACCATGTCCTTTCGATGGTGGTATGATGGGAACTAGTTTTGCATTAGTTCCAGTCGTATTTGAGTTAATGGCACCCAAATCAACAAGAGCGTAACTATAATCTTTTCCACCAGAAGTAACAACAGTGTTTGTTATCCTTCCTCCCTCAACATCAACTCTAACTTTTCCACCCGTTCCATCGCCAAGAATATTTAATTCTTGTCCAAGACCATTAGAGTAGTTTGCTCCCGCTTTTTGAATGTATACCGTTTTAATCTGATTCTCGTTAACGGAAGAATCGCCAGATTCTCTAACTGATCTTATTTGAGAATCAGTTGAAGTTGCCCAGCTATTTGGAACGGTAATATATTCTGTCGAATCAAACTTAATAATATCACTAGGTGATATTGTGAATAAGTACTTCCAGATATATCCGTCTCCACTATCACCAGCTCTTGATGGTTCTAAGTCCGTAAAGGTTGGTTCATCCTGAGAAACATTTCCCTTAGTATTATCACCACTAGAACCATTTTCTATGCAAATATAAACTCTGTAATCAGAGTTCATTACATAGTAGTTTGCATCATACAATCTTGATGCATTGGTCAGTGGTGCAGGATTAAGGACGCTGTAATCGTCCCTATACATCTCATATCTATTTCCAGAAACCCAATCTATTCTTCTAACAAGTCTCCTAATATTGGCAGAAGTTATCTTCTTACCATACAAAACAACATCTCCTGCATGACTGTTGTAAGCAAAGTTATCAACAGGTGCGGGAGGGTTTGTATTCCAAGTAGTAGATCTTCCAAAACCAACAGCAGTTGGATTAGAAAGACTTACAGTAATATAATATGAGTTAGAAGCAGACTCAACAGAATCTACAAAATTACTGGCATTCAGAATTCTAAACTGATCAGTAACAATCGCTGACATCGTTAAACTTTTTTATGTATTTATATCTTGTTATGGAAGGTTGGAAAGTTTTCTGATTCCACCACCATTTCTCAATCCAAAGGTTCTTCTTTGGATAGTTGGGAAGGTAGATAATCCAGAATCAACCACAAGACCAGTAACCCCAATGGAAACTGGATTTGTGCGTAAATCATAGTTATAAATCCTACCCCAAGAGATACTTCCTAATGGAAGTGTAGTTGACCCATTGGTTGCAATTCCAGCAACGTTGCTTGATGTGTGGATGTTACAGAGTATTTCTGCATCAGGTCCAAAGTTAGTCTTAGAGTTAACAATATAAACATTGTCAAGGAATGATGTTCCAATTCCAACGATTGATGCATCCTCACTGTTAACTGATGTAAGACCAGTTCCAACGGTTGTGTCATAAACAAGGATTGGGTATCCAACTTGAAGGTCATTGGCATCTGATGCGTTTGCGCGGAAGTTGATCTTCAACGCAAGTGGATGACCGCCAGTTCCAGTTGTCGTGGTGATTCCTGTAATAATACCAGAGAATCCCTGAACATTCTGGATATTTGCAACCAACTCAGTAACTGCCTTTGGAACTACTGTAATAACTTGTGGTGGATTTGTGCTTGTGTATCCAAAACCAGGATTGTCAATAGTTACAGAAGTTACAGAACCGCCAGAGATCGTTGCTGTTCCAGAAGCGGTTGAACCGATTCCAACTCCGATAGAAGAAGGTGCGGAGAACTTAACTGGAACAGTAGCAACAGAATAACCAATACCAGCATTTGTGATTGTGATAGCACTGATTGTGCCCCCAGCGGAAACAGTTGCTGTAAATGCGGCAGATACTGGATCTGATCCCTCAACAATCAATCCATCAACAGTGTTGATTGTTATTCCATAGTTATCTTCTTCGTAGTTAAAGAACTGTGCATTATCTACAAAGATATCGGTTGATCCAACATTCAAGTCGCCAATGATTTTAGCGGTTGGGAAGATAGCAGGTTCAAGAGAATCTCTTGTCTTGTAGATAATGTCACCCTTAACATACTTATCTTTCTTCTGCTTGATCCAATCGAATGGTTTGAATGTGGTATCATTGATTCCGGTACCAACGTAAATGTCCGTTTCAATGGTGTCGGAACCAAGAAGATCTACGATAGTTCTATCGCGCAGTTGATCGGCAGTTAATGGATACAGAGGATGTTTCTTAACAAAAACATCATCACCAATCTTGATCGTTTCATTTATATCAATCAGAGTAACATCAACACCTTCTTGACCAAGATAGAAGAATATATCAACCTTGTCGGATTCTTTTGGTGGTTCCGTGAACACTACTGAGGTTCCGCCAGCAAACTGATATGCATATCCAGGTTGCTGAATGACACCATTAACGAATATAACAAGAACCGCATCAAGATCAATAGCACCTGATAGTGGATTATTTGGATCAATCTCAAAACTTAACAGTTGACCATTGTAATACAGTGGGAATCTAGTTCTGCTTCCATTTTGGAGGAGTCTTGGACTATCAATGTAGTCCATTTCTCCAAATGACCATGATGAGAACAAGTCGTTGAATGTTTCAACAACTTCAAGTTGGAAGTCTGAGATTGGTTCTGCAAAGTCTTTTGCGGTAACAAGACCAACAACCTTCATAACATCACCAACTTGGAATGAATATCCAGGTCTTGTAATCTGGAAAGATTCTACCAAGAAGAGTGTAGATCCTATGCCAACGTTTGTACTTGCAGATCCAATCTTAACATTGAGGAGAAGATTGCTACCAGTTTCTGTTGTTGCACCGATTCCAAGTCTTGATACACCAACAACTTCCATGTTTTCATAAATTGGTTCTGGAATTTCGATGTATGGTTCTACATATCCAGATCCACCGCTAGTAACTGTAAATCCAAGTGTTCCACCTACACCAACAGTAGCAGAAATAGTTGCTTCTGTACCAGAATGGTTTGGATCTGTGATTCCGATTGATACTGGACCTCTATATCCAGAACCATTATTTAAGGCAAAGTACTCATAAACAGTACCAAATCCAATATAGTTATGTACGATTGTACTAGGTCCAACGTTAACTGTTAGACTCGTATCAGAAAGAATGTTAACAATGTCATATGCACGATCAACAAAGTTTGGTTGATCTTCTGGGAAGTATGAAGTAACGCCAGGATTTGTTGGGCAAGTGAATGCCAAACCAACCAGTTTTACTCTATCTCCACCATTCAAACCATGTGCAGCAGTAGTTTCG